GTCAAGGTAAAAACAGCTCAAGAAGAATAAGTACCCATGGGCTGACCACATTTGTAAGTAATGGTTTCAAAACCTTCCTTATTATGTGTAGCTTCATACGTATTTATACAGAATTCTCTATTTTGTAATATCTTCATTCAAGATAAACTTAAGTTTTTATTTCAAATAAAACTAAGTAATCTTTCTTGAAGATCAATAGGAAATCTGTCTGTTGCTGAGGATAAGTCAAGACTACTAAAACCCTCTCCATTGTCCTGTCATTTATGAAAGGGATTCTGGGTAAAGGTTCTGTCGGTATTAAAACCTTTTAATAATTGTAGAATACAATTATGTATAGGTTTTAAATAAAGTTGGGTATAATAGTCAGAAATAGCTATTATTCTCAATTTTGCCTCAGGATCCTTTATAAAACTAAGCTTACCTTTACAGTTAAGCTTTGGTTTTTCACCCAAGAATTTACCTTCCTTAAATGATTCACTCAAGAACTTTGTACCGAATTCATCTGTTAGATCTTTTAACCATGATTTCTCATCCTCATTATATAGAGGAAGATTCATCATAGATGTCTTTGAAGCTGGACCTTGTGGTCCTGCTTTGTCAGACATATAAAGATCCTTCAGAGTTAATCCTGGTACATTGATCTTAAGTTTATAGTCATTTACAAAATCCAATAAAAATCTATCTTCAATAATTAAAGTTCCCTTTGAGGGTTCTGTAATTGTTGAATAATTTGGCTTAACCTTTTTCCATTCGGAATCAGATAAAGACCAACTCCTTGAGAAATTAAGTATTGTTAAAACAAACTTTTTTTCAGAAGGAGAGATTGAATTGGCTAATGGCTTAAGGAATGAGAGTCTTTTTGGTCATCCATCTTTGTCTAAACCTATACGCATATCATTTACAAACAAAGGGTGTCCACACATGTATCTTGTACAGTGTAAACGCATTTGTTTATAATATTTTATGGTATAGATAAGACCCCAATCAGATTTGACCTTAAAAAGTCAAGTTTGAAAGGGACGAAAGTTGGACTTGATGATTTTCTCAAGATGAGGAAAGACTAATATAAGTAATCGTTTAAGAATAGAAAAATGAAAATTTGTCATTTTATATTTTTAAGTAATTGCTTATTAAAG